CTTCAGGGCTGATCGCGCCTGAGAAGAAGAGTTCTTTGCAAAGCGTTGCCATTACCAGTTCCTTGCCTGGTGCCCTGCCCGAAAGCGGATGGCACCGTGTTGAACATCCCCGGCCTTGCACTTCGCCAGCATGCCCTGTGCGATCTGCATGTAGGTGGCGCCAAGGTCAGGCTTGCTGTTGTCGTAGGCCACACCGGAGGCGGTGTAGTGGAGGATGTAGGGGGTCCAGGTACGGAACAGGTCCATGGTGTCCGCGCCCGTGTTCCCACCGCGCAGGAGTCGAACCTTGGCGTACCTGAAACTGATGAGCGAAGAATCGGGAATAGGCCAGAAAACCGCCGTCACCAGGGCGAGCTTCTCGATGTAACAACGCGATGGGCGCCCGGTTAGCGTCGTCTTTTGCGCGATGTTCATCCACTCGCCGCGACTCATGGTCTTGACGATGGTCTCGGTCGTCCCATCGGAGCTGATGATAGTTCCGATGGCATCGTCCTGCCCGAGCTCCACGTCGATAACGTCGACTGGAAGGGCATACTCCGCCGTGCCAGAGATGAGCGCCAGGGTCGCTCGTTCCACGGAGCTTAGCGCGATACCCTCGCTTTGTAGGTCTTGCAGGGAGAGATTGAAGTGAACAGCGGCGTCGGAGATTTGTTCCGCCGTCGCATCCTCCCCTGCAGTTAGGAGGCCACACTTGCGAATTGCAGCGGTCAATATCTGGTCGCGCTGAAAATCCGGCGTTGGGTTCGTAGAAACGGTCATGGTCCCTCACGCACCTTGGCTTTCACGGGCTCTATCTCGCCTACATTTGCTGCGGAAATCTCCGCCAGCTCGATGGGGGTAAGACCACCATTGCAACCGCAGTCGAGAAGCCCCATCGCGTCCAAGCGTAAATCCGTGCGGTGAAACATCGCTCCGCAGTAGTCGCACATGTCCGTGTAGTTGCGCGATGGCCCCTGGTAGTGCTTGCCTATGGTGACAATTGCCATGGAGAAAGCGGGGCGGGAGGGTTGGATTCGGGAGAGTGAGAGGCCCTCTTCCCACTCCCCCGCCCCAAAGTTTGAGCTACGAAGCGTCCGACACGGTGCCAACCAAGACACCTGTCTGGTTGGAGTCGTTCACGACGTAGTTGTTGAACAGGTGGACCACCACTCCAGTCCCGCTCGTGACGATGGGGAGAACATTCGTCGTCAGATTGGTCTTGAGGTAGTTGTCCGCGATGATCCCGGTCGTGACGAAGTTCCCGGCCAGGTTGATTCCTCCCGAGCTGCTGGCCAGCCACTGCCAGAAGAAGTTCTTGCGAATGGTGATGTCGGCACATGCCGACGTGTGGGTGATCCACCCGGTGGCAGCAGCGGCAAAGGCCGCCTTGCACCAGTTACCCTCGCACATGAACTTGTCCGCCCCACCGATGACGATCCCAGCTGTCGGAGTCGACGCTACAGATTGCGACTCCACTTGGTTGTAGCTGAACGTACACCGGGCGGCCGAGACCGTGAGGAACGTCGTGCAGAGCTGATCCGCATCGATGCCCACCTCGAACTCGTTCCCGATGAGCGAGCAGCCAATGGCCGACATGGTGAACGGAGCCACCACCGTGAGAGCGGTCGTTCCCGCAGGGCCTGCGCACAGGAAACGGCATCCGGAGATGCCGATGTTCACCGCGTTCAGGTTCAGCTTCGACGTTGCCGTGGTCATGGTGAAGGTCGGAATCGAGCTGCCCTGCCCGAGTCCGATGATTCGCACACCAGCCTTGAACGTCCAGCTCGATGTTGCAGCCGCCGCCAAGTTCTCCGTGTGGCCCGGGAGCACAAGAATTGTGTCTCCGCGGCTTGCCACGCAAAGGGCGAGCGCCGTTGCCACAGACGGATAAAGCCGCCTGTTCGCATCAGGGTTGAGCTGGGTGTACTGCTCGTCGTAGGACGTGACGTTGGTGCCATCGCCCCTTACCATGAACACGCGGCCGATTGCCGGGATGGCGTAAGCCCCCAGCAGATCGACCGGAGCGTTGAATGGCATTGCCTGCGGTGGCCGCGGGGGGATGCCGGGATTTGCTGTGATTTGCATGGTTCCCTCCTGTTACGTGGATCCGTTGATCCAGCAGCGCGGGTTGGCGACGCCGATGCCCATACGGTAGCTGACACCGTGATGCGCGACTTCACCGTCGTTGTCCTCCCACACCTTGCCTCGGATCTTGCGCTTTTCGAGAGCCATGAACCCGTCCTCGGCGTCGGTGATGCATCCCCACAGGGTCGTGGAGATTCCGTCGAACCACTTCACCGGAACGAGGCCAAGGTCGTACTCCTTGACGACGTTGATGTCGTTGTAGTTGTTGCCAGGGCTCTTCTCGGTTCCGAGAATCACCTTCCACAGCTCCACCTGGGTCTCCGCGCAGACGATGCGCTTGAGCCGGCGCGCATCCGGGAGACCGTTGGGCCCCGGCATGAGCGTCGCCATAGCCCTTGCCATGATGAGCGCCTGCTGGGATGGTCCCATGGTCAGGATGCTCGATGCGTCGACAGCTGTGCCGATGCAATTCGAATAGTGCTGGCCCGTCGGGAGCACGTGCGCCGCACTGGCGAGAGCCACTTGATCGTAGCCCTGAATGATGCTGGTAGCACCCAGGATGAGGCTGGCGATGTCGTAGTCCTGGGTGTGCCAAGCAGACGCCTGCAGCCGCTTCGAAGCCTGCACAATCTCCTTGTACTTGTTGTCCTCCATCGCCTCTTCGGAGATGGGGATTTTCTTGGCCATGGTGCGCGGAATGATGCGCTTGCTTCCACCGAGGATGATGGTGTCGGTAGCCATCGGCTGTCCCTCTGCCTTCTGGATGAGGAACGTGCTTCCGGCCGTCTCGGTGTAGTCCTGGTAGCCATCCTCCATCGACTCGAGGACACAAATCTTGTCCTTCCCGATGCAGGCTTGTTTCTTCGTCAGATCCTCCGTGGTGATACCACTGAGGGTCTTCTTCATCGCCTTCCAGATCGCGTTACTTGTTACGAAAGTTGCCATGGGAGCCTCCTAGACGATGCCGCCGATTTCGTAGACGGTGAACCAACCTTCCCAGTTGGCAGCGGTCGGGTCATTTTGCACGCCGGACAGACCGACCGTCGGAATGTCTCGGAGGCGAAGTTTCTGGGTCGTGGTGGTCGAAAGCCAACCATAGGTAACAGCGGTTGTCGGGGTGTAGCAAGTGTGCCCACTCTCTCCCGTTACCGTACTTCCAGCACCCGGATTGATGTCGATGCACTTCCCGATCTTGGCGTAGGCCGCGGCGCGTGTCGATTCTGCCGTGGGGACTACGAGAGCGAACACCTGGTCGAGTACCGGGATGCAGAGCACCCTGGACGCGAGTGGGTTGTCCATCGAGATTCCACCCGTGTAGACGATGCCTGCGGGAAGGAAGTTGCCCTTGCGGACAACACCATCTGTCCCCAGGTAGTTGCTGCACGACACCATGACATGGCTTGGGGTTGGGTAGCTTCCACCCTTGATCGTGCATGGGTACATCGTACCATCGGTGAGTTGCTGGAGGAAGTCACCGGAGAAGAGACCCAGCGTTTGTGTGGTTGCGACCAGAGCCTCCACGATTGGCGGAGTTCCGAGTCCTGGGGAGTTGAGTGACTTCACCCAGCGTGCCCCGGTTCGATAGATGTTCGTTACGGACATGGCTGTTCCTTACCTTATTTCGCGTGGTTGTCGTCGTTCTGAGCAGGGTTCCCGAGAGCATCCGTTACGCCATCGAGTCCCGGACCAGAGTTCCGCCTGACTTCGTTCGCAGACAGCAAGGACTTTCGCTCGCCCATGAGAGCGTCGTTTTCCTCTTTGGGTAGCCAAAGAAGAACCTGACCACGAAACGACACGGTTCCGTCCGGATCGACTCGCCCAGATACCAACCGCTCCGGGTCGCAATCCTTGCGCCCGTTGACCTTCTTCCACCCGATGTCAAGGTGAAACTGAAGTCCCTGCGTTTCGTCCTGGGGACTGGCGAGCCTGTAAACTCGCTCCGGATTGGCCGTCTTGTTGATCAGGGTTCCCGCCACGGCGGTGTTTATGCGTCGTGTCTGCGGGTCTGCTATCTTGGTCTGTTCTTGTACCTGTGCCATCAGCATTCACTCCTCCCTCGCGGGGTGAATGCTCGGATCCGCACAGCGTGCGAGGGACGCCGGGAAAGAGCAGCCTCGTCTTTGGCTCGGTTCCGAACGGCGCGACGAGTACGCCTGGAAAGAGCCTATATCAGTAACCTAAGCTACCTGACGAAAATTGTCAACCACCTCCGCTGAAATAATCTGGCCCCATGAACTTGGCCCAATTCGAGTATGCCTCGGTCGGAGGAGTGCCCTTCTCTGCCCAGCCAATGGCGATTTTCTTCTCGGCGCTTGTGAGTGGGCGAGAAACACCACCCTGTCCAGGTCCGGTTGACGACGGAGGTGCTCCCGCAAACCTTGCTCTTTGCCCAGGTGATGGCGCCGGACCCGGCACGTTCTTGCGAATACCTAACCGCTGCGCAGCCTGAGTAATCGCGGCCCTGTGGAGCTCCATCTCCGGCACTCGTTCCTGAAATGGCTTGTCCTCATTCTCGACAGAAATCTGCTGGAAGATACCTTGGGCAAGACGCATTGCTCGTTCGTTCTGCAATACGTCAGGGAAGTCCTGCTCGAACATCGCTCGCACGGGA